TTATGGTGTTTTCTTTTTTACCGTTCCGTCAAGGCTGACAGAATAGCCCTCACTGTTAAAAGTGTGGGTTGCCGTTTCAATCACCCAGGCCCCATTGACTCCCTCACGAAAGCCGGACAGGTGCAAAGGCGCTTCTGCCATGAATAGGGGATTGCCTGGTAGCTGAAGGCTGACGGTAGACTTGCCTCGCTCAAAATTTTCCAGTTGCGCTCTTGCCGCCTTGCTCGCTTCCGCTTCATCTTTGAAGAGCTTTCGGAGGGTGTAAGCCGGTTTTTCATCCCCCGTTGTCACTTCCATTTCTTTTGATTGTGCATGATCACGGTATTTGGCTTTGACGCTCGCATACGCGCCCCGCTCAACCAAAGAGACCCGCCAATGGGTGACTTCTTTGGGCGTCAGATAGAGGGGGCGGAGCAACGCTCCGCTCGCTGTTTTCGCTTCTCCTTTTTTAACGAAGAGTAAGAACCCGCTCGCAGGTTTGGCAACGGCACCCACTTTGGCCCCCAGGCGGGTCAATAAATTCAGGTCATGCTCATGGGTCTGATTGACTACCTCATAGTCTATCGTGCCAAACTCATCACTCAGCTTAGGCGTTAAATGGTGTTCTCCCGCGATGCTGTCCAGGATCTCCTTTAACGTGATTCGTGCTGGGGTTTTACCCGGTTTTTGCCATGTTCTTGTCCTGGGCTCTTTTAATCCCTTGTTCATGTTCGCCGCTTTACCCCGAATCACCATGACATCAGACGGCCCCAGAATGTCGATTTCATCCACAACATAGAGCCCCATGCGTTCAACACCGCTTTCTTTATATCCCAGGGAGACTTCCAGTTCTGCACCGGTGCGCGGGAGTATCAGTTCATGGTCTTTGTCATCCAGACGAATTTCAACGGTGTCCGATTGAATCCCCGCATTGTCAGTCACCGTCAGACTGAGTAAACGGTGGCTTATCTTTCGGGTAATATCCTGTGATTCAGCCATGACTTTAAACGCCGGGGTTAATCCCACAATCTGAGTCCTCGGCCAGGCTTCGGGGGACGTCATCGGGTAATTCCATCAGCAGACCGCTGGGAAGGACAGGGCCGTAGTGAGCCAGTCCCGGGTTGGCCTCTAAAACAACTTCAGTCGCGCCGCGTGTCTTGCCGTAATGTTTCCATACGATTTCATCCACCGTCTGCCCCTTCACTGTACGGTACTTCATGCCAGCCTTTCCTCAACGGATCCGTGTGGGACCCTCGCAAGGTCATTCACACGAGGGTTTTTAGCATTTTCATCTTTGCGAAGTTGCAGGGTGAATTCAATGCGCCTCGGGGTGCCGTCTTTAAAGAAAATGCTCTGGTTTTCGCTAATGGATTCAATCACCCATCGACCCAGCACTTTGCCGCTGCCTTCAAGCAAGAGCAAGGATTCGCCTTTTTCCGCTTCTTGCCGCAGAGAGTCCATTTGCCCTAATCCGCCCTTGTCATGGGGAAAAATAACGCCTTGAATACTGAGACTGTCATCACCGGGGCCAATGTATTGCAATGCCGGTTCCGTGGTTAAACGGGCCTGTTTTCCCCAGCGGTAAGACGTGGAACGCGCCTTGGATTGATACGCCGCTGTGTCCAGGCGAAAACGATACTCTCCCAGCATCAACATCATGGCGTGGCATACTCCTCATAATCATATAAAGCGCCCCGCTGTTGCACTTTGGCCTGGTGTTCCCGTTCCTGAAGTGTTCTGTTAATTTGTCGTGCTATGTCCTGTTCACTCATTCCAGGAGCCGCATTGACAGTGATGGTGGCATTCACCCTGGTTTGATTCACTTGGGACGGTGAAGCCCGAAGCGGTCTAGAGTAACTCTGATGGCTTTTTCTGTTTTGTCCCTGTTCAGGGAACGGGATCATTTTTCCTGTCTGTTCTACTTGCTGGACTATTTTCCTGGTGGCCGTGACGCTCTTTTGTTCATCATCGTCACCAAACGCCCAGTTCCATAATTGCTGACCTATTTCCAATCCTTTCAAAAGATATTTTAATGGAGTCAACGCCAAGTGAATACCCGCGGCAAGCCATTGACCAAATTGGTAACCCGCATTGGCCGCATGGATCAGTTCTTCAGACGTGGTGGTCACTGGCTGAAACAAATTTCTGACCGCATCCATGACCCCACCAACAGCATCACCAATAGCTGAAAATAACGGTTGAATGGGTTTGAATGCTGCCATTATCGGGGCCGCAGCAGATGTAAACCCTTCAACGATACCCCCAACAAAAGCCTTGATATGCTCCCAATACTGGTAAATGGCTACGGCCGCCATGCTCACCGCTATCACCCATAGGCCGAGTGGGTGAGTCGCCAGGGTGATGGTTAACGCACGAAGCCCGCCAATCAGAGTATGGATTGCGCCACTGGCCAAACCCACCATGGCCGTGCTGAGTTTTTTCATTCCTGAGCTTGCCATCGTCATTGGATTTTTTGCAAAGGCGATTGCCGCCGCCCCCGTGGCGATGAAACTGCGCTTCATGGCATGTAACCCCGCTACAGCGGCCATAGCAGAACGTTTGCCAAAGTGCCAGGCTGCCAGGGAAGCGGCGTTCATTTTGGCGATAAAAGACGGGACTGCATTTTTGAGGAAGGCCGCCATTGACGCATTCATGAACTTGAGATGTTCAATGAGAAAACGGAGTCCATATTTTGCCGCTGAACAGGAATCAACCCCCAAGCCGAGCAGAGACTGACCCAGGGCGATGGTTGAGACAATCAATTTTCCCGCCATCAAGGCGGCGATGCCACCCAAAAGTACCTTGAATCCGCCGACGCTATCCGCCACTGTCTTCATAGCGCCAAACACAACGGAGGAAACTTCTACAAGCGCTTTGCCGAACGCCCAGGCGGCCTTCATCCCTGCTATCAACTGGTCAGAAATGCTTTTGGCATACTCTTGAAGCTGCCCGCTTTCTGCCAGTTGATTTATTTTCTCAAGTAATCCTTGCAGCTTCGTTTTCATAAAATCAAAAACACCCGCTTCCATCACCTTGTTTTTAAAACGGGTCCATTGGTCTGCCACATTGGAAATCATGCCACTCCATGTTTTTGAAAGTCTATCCATTGAACCGGCATATTTTTCATTGAAAATTTCTGTGAGTGCTTCTTCAATCGCTTTCCGGTCATTCTTGTCAACGGATAAAGCCTGTTGAATGCCTTCTTTGTCAGTGTATTCGTAAGTGATCGTATTCCCCTGAGAATGGGCCTTAACACCGAATTCTTTTAAGCGTTCGTTTTCCCCGGTAACCGCATCCGCTATGGCTTCAACCGCCTGGATCACATCTTTACCCATGGCTGAACTGGTATCCCCCAAGGTAGTCAACAGACCCTTGGTGGGCTCCAGTCCATAAGCCCGAAGTTTTACAAAGGCATCCATCACCTGAGCCAGTTCAAAAGGGGTTTTGGCTGCAAAATCGCTCACCCAATTCATTGATTTTTTCGCGGCTTCTTTGCTTCCTTCGGTTGTCTCAAGAATGGTTTGATATTGTTCAAACTGAGCCGCTGTATCCATAAATTGCCGTTTAAATGCCCAACCAGTCATCCCCCCGACAGCGGCAAACTTAACCCCCAGCTTTCCCGCTTCACGCGCCACATGTCTGGTTTTTTCTGCCACGGCGCCCAAGCGGGCACTGGCATGACTCAAAGAACCCCTGAACGCCTGCTGTTTTTGAAGCATGTTTGTCGTCGCTTCAATCTGGTTTTTAAGGTGACGCTGTTCTACAGCAAAGTGTCTGGTCGATATTCCCGCCTTCGTTAGGTCTGTTCTTAAGAGTTGAAGTTGTTTACTTTCACGTTGAAATTCCCTTTTTAATAGACCGGCTTGCCGTTTTGCTTTTTCAAACTGTTGGGTCAGTTTTTGGGTGGGCTTTTTGGCCTGGTTGATTTCATGCGCAAGACGACCCACCTTTTTAGTGGCTTCGGTGAAGGCTTGGTGGGTATCATGGGTCTTTTTCTTAAGGTCGGCAAAACCTTGTACTTGCGTTGCCTTCTTGTTTAAATCAGCAAGTCGCTTTTGTACGTTGGTGAATCCCGTCGTTAAGTTGCCCGTGGCTTTGCTGATATGACGCACAGGGGCAGTCATTTTATCCACGGCTTGAAGAATGACAGAAACCGCTAAATCAGCCATGTTTTATTTCCCCCGCCCGTGCTTTGGCTTGTTGGTGCCAACGGGTGAGCTCATCTATCTCCAGCTCCCATAGTTCTGATGGCGCCCAATGAAAGACCGCCGCTAAATCAGCCAACGCCGCGTAAATATCCCGAGGGATTACTTCTGACCTAAAAAACCGGCGACAACCTCACTGACTGCCTGGAAATCGGCCGCGTCCAGTTCTTCAACGGCTGAGGACGGGATTTCGGCAAGGTTGGCAATCAAGTCAATAGATTTTGCAATTTCACCGCCTTTGCCTGTTTCCATTTTTTTGAGATCACGGGCTTTAGGGCGACGAAGGGTGATTTCTTCAAGCGTTTGGCCTTCGGATTCAATCGGAAACTGCAGTGTGATGGTGTTCGACATGCTTATGTCCTTTTTTCGTTTGAGGTGGGTTCAAGCCGATCTTGCCGGCCAGGATTAAAAACTGCGCTTCTCTGGGTGTGAGCGAGACCCGCGCCCCGGTTTGATACGGCTGGTTTCTGTGCATGATCGGTTTCATGACAAAGTATTCTTTCTTTTCGGTGGCCATATCCGTCTTCCCCCGTTACAAACCGATGTTTCTACGGGTCTGGGCGAGATAATCGACCCCGTCTATTTTTCGTACCATGTTGTTAATATCAATTTCATGGACTTCTTCGCCATTAATGGTCAAGTGGTAATAGCGTAAAGAGACCGTGGCTTTAACACTGCCACTCTCCCCCGCTTTCCATGTCCCAAAATCCATTTCTGTGATCATCCCCTGAAGTTTGATCACCACCGGAAATTGAGCGCCATCTTCATCTGAGTACATGCCGCCCCGGATCGTCATTATGACCCGATGACCGTTGCCTAACCCATAATGTGTCAAGGTGGATTTATCGAATACTTTTAACGTGAAACCGGTTTCCAGGTGTTCCATGCCCATGTCAATTTTTATGGGCGCATCCATCCCACCCCCCCGAAACTCTTCAGACTTCAGGGTTAATTTGGGGAGCGTGATTTCTTCAATCACCCCCGCATACCCTTTACCATCGATGTACAGGTTCATGTTTTTCAGTGTGGTTGGAAACATCAGAGAATCTCCTCAAGGTAATCATTCACCAGGCTTGACCGGAAGGTGATATGCTCAGCCGGATAAGGGGGCGTGAAGTCAAAATCAAAAAAGAGGTGGCCCTGTGACATATTCGAAGGGGTATTGAGTTCTGGATCGGCCCAGCATTGACCGCCGATAATGGCGCCCATGGCCCGAAGGTCACGCAGGTAAGCGTTAACCCCTTCGGTCACGTCTTCAATATAGGTTTTGGTGATATTCTGATCGACTGCCCACAAGTGCGCCTTCAACAGGCTTTCGTTAATCATGTCGGCAGTACGGCGAACAGAAAGGAAAGCCCATTTCGGATCAGTGGAACAAGTCCGGGTTCCCCAGAGTCGGAAGCCGGATTTTTGAATCACTGTCGCAATGTCATTTTCATTCAGGTAGTTTGCGCGCGCATGGCTATCGCCCAGAGTAAAATCAATCGCGCGTTCCGTCCCCACAATACCGTAGATTTCCTGATTCGAGGGAGACCACCAGAAACCCCGCTCATTATCAGAACGGGCCATCAGTCCCGCGACACGAGGACTCATCGGCTGATTCACTTCAGCCGCCGCCACCTTGTCAAAGACCCGCGCTGCGGGGTCGACAAGATAGACACGTCCAGAACGAAAGTGTTGACGGTAAGCGATCGCGTCAGCATCCTGAGTGCTGGGGCCATCGGCAATGATGACCGCGCGTAATCGGTCAGCAATACCCAGCATTTCAGAGACGACCGCCTTTTGATGGGTGAAACCGGGGACAATCAGAATCCTGGGCGCAATACCCAGAATGGATTCCGCACTCAGCAAGGCATGTACCCCTTGATACTGCCCCGTGGCGGCATCAACCCCCCCGATAACATGAGCCAGCTGCTGGTTTGCGTCGGCCTCTTCATCCACACGAATGACCACGACCATGGCCCCCGCCTGGTCAAAGATACCGTCAAGGGCGGGCGGTAATGTGCCACTGGTGCCCAGTTCTGCCGCTTCAGTACGGCTACCGGCTATCAGCACAGGGGTATTCATCGGGAATTGGGTCTCATTGGCGCCAGGCGCTGTGCCCACCATGCCAATAACGGAACTCTTGACGGTACGGATAGGACGGGCACCGCCGTTGAGTTCCACCACCTCAACCCCGTGCAGGAATTGTCCGGGCATAATATTTCCTCATTGTTAGGACGAGACATGTTTCGTTGTCCAGCAGATTGCCCAACAGAGGAAACCCTGTTCAGATGAAAAATTTCATCTGGGCGGCTTTTTTGAAGTTTTGGGGGACGAAGTTCTCAACAGCTCAAACGTTTTGGCTTTTGTATTTTAATCGCTTACAATACTACAATTATATAACTACAATTAAGGAGTGATCGCCTGAAATTTTCATGGGACGAAACCAAAAATAAAATGAATCAGCGTAAACATGGGGTGAGTTTTGAAGAGGCCATGCAAGTATTTAACGATCCTTTTCACATAACACGTCAAGATCGGACTGAAAAGGGAGATTTGAGGTGGCAAACGATAGGGATGTCTGACCGTATCATCATTTTATTGGTCGCACATACCTGGAATGATGAGAACAAAGAAGAACATATCCGTATTATTTCAGCACGACGTACAACCCGCATTGAAAGGAAGATGTATGAACAAATGCCTTAAATCTGCTCAAAAACCAGAAAAGCCAATAGATTTTTCAGATATTCCTGAAACCTGCGAAAAAGATTGGGTAGGCGCATCACGGGGACAGTTTTACCGCCCTATTAAAAAACAACTGACTGTGCGCATAGATGCCGATGTCCTGGAATGGCTTAAATCAGAAGGGGATGGCTATCAGTCTCGTCTCAATCGTATTTTACGGAGCGCGATGTTATCGAAAATGCAGAGCTAAAGAACACAGCCGCAATGAGTGACAGTGCCCCCCTCCCGCTCACTCCGGCCTTTGTAACACAAATCTGGGTAAAGGTCCCTTCATCCTACCCCCTCGGCACTTCAGGCCAAGTGATTTCCCCCTCCGAGGGGTCGAGGCGATGTAAGGCCACGCGATAGGCTTTCCAGGCGTTGAGGGCGTGGATTTCCTGCTCGGTGGCCATATTTAAATCGACCGCATCCTGCAGGGGCCCTATATGCTGACGGGCCTGTTCGAGTAATCCCTGTTTCTGCCCGGTCTGTCTTTTCAGACGACGCTGATTTAAGGCTTTTTGATGGAGTTCAAGGGCTTCTTCGTAGCTAAACCCCATCTGAACGAGTTGATAAGGGTGGTCCGCTGGCACATTCACATATTGAACCCCATTGTTGTCTGTCAGACTCTCAAGATACACTGCTCCGTTCATGATTAACCTTATTTTTTGGGTTGATAACGTTTGTCATAGTCAAAGGCATAAGGCATCGTCACATCTGCATAGTCTTTTCCTAAAGCAGGGTCATCCGACCCAAAGGGTTTGACCATAAATCGAATTTCAAATGCAGAGTCAATAGAAACAGAGTCTTCTTCCTTATGTTTTATTTTATCGCCTCCTGCGTATGACCATTGAAAAATTTCCACCTCTCCTTCTTCACGAGAAAACCCTAAACGATGATGAGAAAAGCTGCTCGTCACAAAATACGTGAGCCCTCCGCGTAAATAGCCTCCGCTGTAGACAGGCGAATGGTTCAATGCCCCTGCACTCAGTCCATTTATCATCGGATATTTTCCATCTACAGGACGAGCAATACAGAGCATTCTATAATTAAGCGCTTTCACCGTTTTTCGGTAACTTTGATGCAGTCGTTTGATATGGAAGTATTGAGCATCACCGCCCCAAGGCGTATCTCCCCCTTCCAATTGCACTAATAATCCTGCAAGGTGTGTGATATCTTGACCAAAAGGAAATTTTTCACGATCCGTAGCGTAGGAACGATGGATTGTCAGCCAATTATTTGCGCCCTCATTGGGCGGAAAACGCCACCAGACGGGATAATATCGCTCAGTACTCAGACCCGTTAAATCAATCGTGGTGGTATAACGCGGCTCTCCTTCCAGTTCTTTAGCTTTGACCGTCTGTTTCCAGTCGTGACATTGCACTACCCGTTCATCATCCCCTCTCATCACGGTATGTTGAGTCGTCCCGAGAGGCAGGGTGGCCGTATGACTTAATCCCAGGTTTTGGATAAATTGCGCTTTATCCGGGATGTCTGCCCCGTGGTCATTTTTGGAGAGCTTTTGAGAGAGTTGCTGTAAAATCTGAGTGCTGAAATCCCTCTCTTCTCCTAAGGCTTTGGCCAGCTCCTTTAAGGTGTCCAAGGCCTCTGGCGCCCCGTCGGTGAGCGCGTTGACGGCTCGAGTGACAAATTCGGTGGTCGCCAGTTGACGGCTGCTGTTTTTGAATTCAGGCGTCGGGGCCTTAGGCTCACCCGTAAAATCAGGGCTTTTTTTAAGCGCATAAACGGGATGCGGATCCTCTGCCTCCCTGTGGTGATAGAATTCGGTGTTGAGCCTGTCTTGTCCTTTTTTTAAAAAGGTCGTGCGATTGCCCAGCTGTTGGGCCTGTCGATTGGCAATGCCCTCGGGTCCCCCTAACACAGGGTCACGGGTTTCAATTTGATAAATGCCGTCTTCCCATTGAGACAGTTCCGTCAAGTCGGTCATGCGTGGCTCCCATAAGAGTATTGGCCGTTATATCGGGCTTGTTGTGAAAAATCATAATGAAAAGGGGGATATTCGAGACTGACCAGATGACAACGCGCCGGTGCCCACGCTTTCAGGGATTTTTTGAGCATTTTTGCCTCGGCCGCCGTGATAAGACGTTGAAAAAGGACGCGATAACAGGCCCATCGTTCAGGGTCGCCAGACACAGGTTGCTCTCTGCCTACGCCTTCGATGACCGTGACTTCCCCAAATCCAGGACCGTGCAACAGACTTCGGATCGAAGAGAGGGTGCCCTTGTAGCGATGCGCTCGAGCTGAGTGCTGGATCACTTCCCGTTGCGTGCGTTCATCCCAGTCACTGTGCCATTGATCGACCGATAAGGCCCATGCCAGCCAGGGGAGCAGATCGGCTGGGCACGTCTCAGGATTCCATAACCGACCGATTTCAATAGGGATTTTGCCCAGTCTGGCGGTAGCCGCTTCTATGCCCCGCTCTTCCTGAGTGGCATTCGGGGGAGGAGGGTTTCCCTCATCTCAGCCCCCTTCAGAAACGTGGATAGCGGTCGCAAAGGCCGCCTGATGCGCTCGAACCAAAATATCTTCAGCAGGAGAGGTCATCCGCACGTTTTGCACACCGGGCTGGTGCAGGGCGGCATACAACCCGGACAAGGTGACATCAAAGCCCAGTTGATGCTGTTGAGTGGCATACTCCGTCACCTTGATTCTGGATTGTTCCGCGACAACAGATCGATCCGGGCCAGGATAAAAGGTCAGATGGGCGCTGATGTGGTATTCAATGATGTCCGCCGCCTGTACGGTGATATGGTCCGTTAATGGCCGTATCGCTTCGTGGTTGAGCCGCTCTGTGACGGCTTGAAGCAACGCGGCATCAGGGGGACCCCTTTTTCGTCCATACTCAACACGGTGACCCGCACTTCACCCGGCGACGGGCTGGTCACCGAGACATCCTTGACGTCACCCGAGGCGGCCAGGGTGTGATAGACATAGGCACCTATGGGCCCCGCTGTGCTGTAACCTTCCAATGATAACGGTATTCTTTGGCGGAGCCTTTCATCGTCTTCATAAGTGGCAGGGAAAGCGGGAATGGCATCAGGGTTGCCGGGGTCAATGACCAAACGGGAAACACCGAAAAGTGCGGCAAGATGATCCAGGTCCTTGCCTTTGGCATAGGCCAGCATCACTGAACGGCCCGCATCGTTGACCCGTTGCCGCAATAATAATTCACGATAAGCCGCGACTTCCAGAATTTTGTAAGCGGGATCGGATGCCACCAGGGCGGTCAACTCAGGTGCCCGATGACGCAAGTCAGCCAGCATTTCAGACAAAATACTGTCATAATCCAGGGGTTGGACCACATCAGGGTCGGGCAATATCGCCAGATGAATCGCGTTGGTCATACCACCAGTCCTTCCAGTTTGAGTTCCTTACCCTCAGGCAAATACTCCCCAACCAGATCAAAGGTGATATGTCCCTCTTTCACACGGGTGACACCCACATGTAAAAGCCTGAATCGGGGCTCCCATCGTTCCAGGGCTTCCGCCGTGGCCGCCACCATTTCAGCCATCGTGTTTTCATTCAAAGGCGCATCCACCCATTCAAACAGACGGCACCCATATTCACGGCGCATCACACGGCTGCCGACAGGGGTCGTCAGAATATCGGTGATGCTTTGGCGGAGATGCGCATGACCTTTCAAAATCTGCCCCGTGGTCCTGTTGACCCCATTCATTGCGGTGCTCCCGGTGTTGAGGTCTCTGCCCCTGTTTCAGGGGAACGGTGTGTATGGCCGTTGTAAATATCGCGGTCCTCTTGCATGGAACGGGTATGATCGGTGATGTCTTCTGTCGCCCTGATATGTCCCGTGACATGCACATCCCCCACAATAGAAACGCCGCCTTGAGAAATCAGGGCAGTCGTTGCGCCCTCAGGCAGCATGATTTTGAAAGCGTGCGCTTCACGGTCATAGCTCAAATCCGCCCCGTCCGCAAAACGGGTGCGGCGCACGGTGGGCCGGTTATCTGTCGCGGGAAACGGGTTTTGATATAAAGCGGGCAGCACGACCCCTAATTCTGGCTCACCGTCAGGGCACAGGAGGAGCACCTGTTCACCGATTTCCGGTGCCCAGTAATCCACATCATGACTGGCACGGGCAGTCATCCAATGAAGCCAGCCCGTTTCAAGGGGCCCTGCTTCGACTTTGACCAGGGCGTTGTGATAATCCGCGTCAGTAATCGTGCCGATCAAAACAATATTGGAGAGTCGGCGTTCCACTTCCGCCAGGCGTTGTAAAATGTGATTGATCATCCCAGCACCTTGTCATAAGGCATTTCATCACCGAAGTGTTCAACATCATCCGATACATACACGGTTGACGGGAGAATCCCCCCGTCCCACACGTCTTTGCCGAGACGAACGGATTGTTCCCAGGTCACGGCCCACATCGCCACGCCCTGGCGTTCCACCTGACCGCTGAACAGGTTGTCGGCTTTAACGCCCTTCGCATCCATCGTGCCTGTAACGCCCCAGCGTTGCCCGGGGATCAAAACCAGCAGGCTTTCAACGATGGCCAATGCCGCTTCATCTTTGGGTAATTGCCGGCGGTCTCCTGTAACCACAAAAGCCGCCAGTCGAAGTACGGCTTCATTTTCGCCCGTCTCCAAAATATGAACCCTGGGCGTTCCCATCAAAGCCACTCGCACAGCGGGTAACTGAGTGGCAATCCGTTTTAATTCATCCAGGTTAAACCGCCCCGGGTGGGGGGCGACTGCTTTCAGTTCAGGCAATTGGGCGTTGATTTTGTCCATAATCGCCTGGCGTAATGCGGTCAATTTCATAAAGCCCCTTGAATCAACTGATCGGCCCAATCCTCAAGGGTGTTTTGCAATTCCACGAGGTTGTCAGCACTGATACCCAAAAATTCGCGTTGTGGCATTCCCCTTTTCGTATCCCCAAACTGGTGACGGGCGGCATACATCAGGTTTGTTCCAATGTCAGTACGGCCCAATCCGAACACCGATTGAATGGAGTCGATTAAATCCCCGCTGCTTTGAAGGAGGTCTTGATGGCGGTGTCTTGATTTTGCGTACCGTGGCGACCATTGTGGCCACTTATCCCCGTCAGGGCTTTCTTTTTCATCGATGAAACGGTCAACCGTCTGCTTTTCAACCAGATTACCCAACACGCTCAGCACCTGTTGAGGATCGATGCCCCCAAGGCGGTCAAGCAGGAGGTTCAGGCGTTCAATGCCGCGAAGTTCGAGTGACGCCCCTACGCCCGCCATTAGAAAGCCCTCAATTGATGCCGGCTAAACCACCGCGTATGGGAGTGACTGCATGCCCCCTCTGTTCCGGTGGGCGTTGTTGTCTCGCTGTCGGTGACAGGTAATTCCGCTTTGCCTTGAGTAAGGCGTTCCAGCCAGGCCACGGCATCTTCATACCGTTGGCGTTTTTCTTCTGTTGTACCGCCGCCGTCCTGGGCCAGCCAATAAACGGCAATATCAACACACAGACGTTTGAGCAGGTCAGGAAAATGCATCAGGGGAAGGGGGTAACGGGTCGATAGATACGAATCCATCAACCCGCTGGCGTCAGACAAGGCATGTTCCACCGTGGTCATGTCTACCCTGTCGTTATTATTTCGGTCCGCTATCGTATATAAAAAATCCTCACCGACTCGGTGCGTCATCTCTTCGAGGGTGGCATAAGGCATGAAACATTACCCTTCTGCGATGCGTTTTTGGTAAATAGCCCAGGCCCTGTCACGTTGTGCGGCAGTGATGTCTTGACCCATCACATTTTCGAGGTCTTTCACGGGGGGCTTTTTGTCTGGGTCAATGATGCCGATGGCTTCCACGATGTTTTCAATCCGTTCGCCGGGGGTATCGTCAACAGGCGCTTCAGCCCCTTCCATCACGCTCAACAGGGGCTCTGCCTTAATTTGTGCCCATTGGTGTTCAGTGAAATTCGAGCGTTCTATCATTTTCCCTTCTGAGGTAAACAACTCACCCGCACGGCGAAAGCCCTGCCGGTTCTTTGAACGAATAAAAAGGCGTTGATTCATGATTCACCTCTCCGAAAAAAAAGCCCCGTTTCTGGGGGTTACAGATAATCAGGCACCACCAGTTCAAATTTGCCTTTGAGTTCGTTGGATACGGGGTCAGAGCCCTCCACAAAGAGTTCGCGCTCAAGCAATTGAGTGGCTTGCTTCTCAAGAGCAGTCGTGACAACCAGCATTTTGGGTTTGATGCCCAGAGGACGCCCCCCATCCGCTTTAAACCCCCGCATGTGGCTGTAGACGGTCCAGAGGTTGTCCAAGGTTAAGGGCGCTTTCACCCCATACGCCATTTGCCAGAAGCCAAAGCCGACGTTACAGCGCACATCGACGCCGTAGCGATACTCGCCTCGCATGAAGACCGCCTCATCCTCTTCCTGAGTCATCCTGATAAACTGGGGTTTTTTACGCTCCTGGTAAATGAGGGGCTTGAGCGCCCGGCTGGTATCCAGTAAGTACCAGGCCTCCCCTGTGTAACTGGCGTCAATGAGCACATTCGAGACACTGATATCTTCACCCTGACCGTCCATCTGGCGGTTGACAGGGTGGTCAGTATCAAAGAAGTATTGGCCGTCATAACATTCAGAATGAAAACCCGATTTCAGCAATGGAAACACCAGTTCATCTGGAAAAACGGCCGTAGCACGGCCCATTTCTTCCATCATCGGGGCGTAAATGCCCAGGTTGTCATCTTCAATGTGAGTGCGCTTGACACCCACGGTGCTTTCAAATGTCTTATTGAGGATTTGATAGCCGTGGGATGCCATGTTTTTGATCACACGGTCACCGACCCACTCACGAAAACCCGGCCATTGACCCAACCAGCCATAGGTATTGCTGGCGGTACTGGATTGAATGACCGTGGCAATTTTATTGTACTGAGGACGGGCCATCCCCAGACCTTTTTGAAAGAAAGTGTGGTAGCCCGTAAACAGGCTTTTCAATAGTGCGGGGGTCACGATAGCCATTATGCGGCCTCCTTGATTTGATTGAATTCGTCTTTATCATCCAGACCCAGCAATAAACAGGCGGCCTTGTCTTCTTCACTCAGTCCCTGGCTGTGTTTGTTGACCGCCTTCCTCTCCCAGTCGGTGTCTTCGCCCATTCTGGGGGCACACTGAAGAAACGCTCGAAAGCGTGTCAGACCCCCGTCCTGCTGACAGCAAGCCCGGTGATAATCCACCGTAGCCGGGGTAATGGCGCCCATTTTCTGGGCTTTTTCCAGTTCGTCTTCAATGTGTTGATGAAGCGCCCTGTGTTCGATTTCCCTGAGCCTGATTTCAGCGGCCTGGGCACGATTCAACGCGGCATCGTGGTCAGCGCGGGGCACAAATTTTTCCAAAGACGGGTGACTGGCCCTGTTCAGTGCCTTGTCCTTGTCTGTTTTCATCTGGTGAATGGCGGATACCGCCTGAGCTTCAGTCGCTTGCGCTGATAGACCCAGTGCGGTACAGAGTGCCAGTGGTAAGGTCATCGCGGGTTCTCCGGCAGGTTGGATGCGCTGGTTCAGCGCGGTTAAGTGAAGGTTCGGCTGATTGGTCAAACCCGCCGAATACAGTTGCAAGATACGTTTTGTGTGCGTGTCGAAGGTGAATACCGGGGATAAATACCTGTAAGATTTCTCCTCCATGAGCGAACGGCCTTGAGGGTTCCATTCAACCCATCCCCAGATAGCCCCCCCATCACGCACTTCCAACCCTTTAATCCAACCCACTGCGGGGGCGGGATCGCCCTTGGGGGCTTTGAGTTCAGTCGCATGTTCAATATCAATAGGCAGGTCGGCCTGGTTGGCCTGAAAAGCATCCACCACCCCCTGGGGGTGATCATTGACCCAGGAACGGCCATCCCGTCCGGTGATCTGTTCACCGACAGGGATTAATTCGACCCACAACGGGGTTCCCTTCTGGGCAGCGGTCGCTTCCAGAAGGGGCCGAAGTTCCGTGTTTAAGGCAAAAGTGTGTGTTGTCATGCCCGCCAAGGTAGCGCGGGCAAAGAAGGGAGTTCAGATGAAAAATTTCACTTGGGGTGACTCATTCTTGGAGTTGATTGAGGTCCTCATCAGATAAACCCGTCGAGAGTTTGACCGTATTACGCTCAACGCCATGAGCCAACAGCTTTTTAGCCATCGCCATTTGTGCTTTGTGCATACCTTCTTTAATGCCTTCTTCTCTACCTTCTTTAATGCCTTCTTTAATGCCTTCTTTAATGCCTTCTTCTCTACCTTCTGCTTTGCCTTCTTTAATGCCTTCTGCTCTGGCATCATCGAGTTTTTGGGCTATGATGGCCTGAGCATCGCGAGTTCGTTTGACCTCCTGTTCATAAATGAGCAGCTCGTTTTCTGTCCAGTAATAGCGATCGAGCTCATGATACGCCTGTTTAATCACGGAATCTGTTCCTATGATTTTTTCAAGGTCAGCAGGATGCGTATCCTCGGCATGTTTGAAAAAATAACACCATTTTTCTATCATGGAGGTCAATTCCTCTGGCGCTTTTTTAAACTTGGGCAGCTCTATAAACGTAAAATAAAAATCTTTTAAATCATGCTCTCCACTGTCACGGTCAAGAATAATATGGTCGGATTTATAGCTGGGTTTATCGGGAAAAATCAGACAATCGGCAATCGCGATAAAGATGATTTCTTTGAGTTCATGATAGTGATCGCCTTGGTCAGCCTGTTGAGAATAGGCTTTGGCCGCATAATATTGCGCCCGCTTTTCAAACCCTTTCGTTTTGGCGACCTGCATTTCAATAATGTACTTCACCCCATTTTTATCTTGACAGAGCACATCGACCAGACTCTGCTTTTTCGCCAGGATGTCGGGGTCTTGAACGGGGCTTAAAAAGGTGACTTCTGTGATCGCCTGGTTGCCCGAAAAAGCCAACATATCATTTAAAAAATGGATCAAAATGCCTTTATTTTTTTCAGTCCCAAAAATTTTTTTAAAAGCAAAGTCATTTTTGGGGTCAAGAAATTTGCTTAATGCCATCCTGTTACTCCTGCAAAAAAAGAAAATTGAATGACTCTATAATACCAAAATCACCACATTTTCTCTCTTAAAAATGAGCAATAGTAGTAGCAAAAACTGGACATTTTAGATTGGCAAAAACCGGTCAAGTTAGAGTAGCGTTGACATCTGAAGGCTCACGGCTAACATCCCGCCTTTTTAGCGGATTGTGCCCACAATAGACCTGAATTCGATGTCTTTTTCTTTTCCCAAAGTTTGAGTGTGGGATAATCTGGCTTTGCCGGGGTGAACATTCCAGCCGGGGTCTATGCCTACCGGCACTTCTTCCACTTTGCCAGTACGCCTGTTTTCCCAAAGAGTGGTTTTTTGTTCTGGAGCCTCAGAGACTCCCCCTCGTTGTGACGCTTGGCGTTCGGTCATCTGCCGGACACGACACCGACACCCCCAACCATTCGGGGGTAAATGGGTATCCCAAAACGGCGCATCCACAGGAAGAATGACCCCTTCCCACTGTACGTGTTGAAGTCGATGCTCTCTTGAAGGCCCCAGTCCATACCTCAAATACGGCAATGCCGCTTTGTTCCGTTCGATACGCACCCATTGCCCCGCGGCGCGCGCGGTTCTCATGTGGGTGTCGTAGATGATTTTTAAACGGCGGGGCGTGCCCAATTCAACCATAGCGCCATCCTCCATCAATACCTTTCCCAGCCAACCCCGCTTTCCAAGGAGGGGTTCGAGTTCATCCTGAAACTGTTTGAATGTCTTGCCCTCCGCCAAAGCAGCATCAACGGCTTGACGTATCTCTATCAGCAGCTCTTGCGTCATGGCTTTGGCCACCGTGAAAGCGCGAACGTGTTCTTCTTTCCACAGGTCACGGTAATCCCAGGCAATTTTATAGCCCTTCGCCCGTAAATAGGCTAACGCTTCCCTGGGCGGGGGCGGCGCTGTAGGGGTCATCATTCCTGACCTTCTACGCCGGTTCCATAGGCCATCAGCCCCGCTTGAGCCAAGGATTCTGTCAGCTTCTTTACATCCGCCTTGTCCAATAATTGGGGGAGCAGCGCTATCAACTGCTCATAGTCTTCAACCCGTTTGATCGCCTCCATCACCGGAGCAGTCACAGGGGTCATCTGGGGTTCCCAATCCATCAACATCTCCGATGCCAATAAATCTATTTCATCCGCCTGGCTTCTGTTGATAGCCCTGTTTGAACAGGCACAGCCCTGTGCGCGGTTTGTTGCGGAGGCTTGAGCGGGGGTTGTAGAGACACTCAATAAATCCGCCTCTTTCGCCGGCTCTGAGAGCCCCAGCTTGGTTCTGACCTCTGATGCCGAGACTTTCAGACCCAAGGGCACCAGCTTTTCTAAATTCGCCGCCAAGGCCGTCACGTCTTCCTTTTCAGGGAGAGTGATCATGACACGCGGGTAAACGGCTTGAGGGCCATAATTAATATCAATATAGGGCCGGATCAGGTCACGGTTGAGGGTATTGGCCAGTTGCCTGGCATCTGCGGCAATAATGTCTTGCCGTACGGCTTCCTGCGACGCTTCATTGCCTAATTTCCCCGGCGTGCCTTCCGTGGTCGCCGTTTGACCCAATACGGCCTTGGAGATTTGCCGGTCAATCCATTCGACCATACGGGAAAAGACTTCAGAGGCCCCGGACGCCTGCGCGACCTGCTGAAATTCAATCACCATGGAATCAGGCAGGATGGCCGCCGCATCAGAGCCTATATTGGCCACCGCCGTTTTTAATACTTTTTTATCTTCTTCACTGGCTGACGGGCCATATTTGCCTAAGCGGAGCGGAATACCGTAACTCTCAAGGAATCCGAGCCAGTCTTTCATGCCATACATCTTGCAGAGATAGGAAAAGGCCACCAGTCGGGCTAACCCCCCACGAAGCGTCAAGCCTGATTTCAATCGCGGTTGATGCACAATAAACTTATAAGGGGGCATCGACAGGCCATGAATGGGGTCGGCTTCGTCCACAATGCGCATGTCTTCAGGATGTTCAGGATGAAACAGGAAGAAACGCGGATCGCGCCAGCGGTATGCTTTCGGTTCCCACTTCACACCCGTTCTATCCCACATAATTTCATTGACACTATAGCCCTTACCGAGGGCGTCCAAGGCATTGTCTACCAGGTCGCCAAAGTCAGGGGCCTCCATCAGGCGGTGAATGTCTTGTGCACATTGTTGTGCCCGGCTGTCTTCGCCCCCGGCAACGACGGTGACCGGTAAACTGGCCACCGCCATCTTGCGGGTTCGCAACACGCTGGAATAATGCGGGTCACGTTCTTCCATTTCTTCAGCCAGGGTCAAATACGCCTCCGTATCCCCTTCCGCTGCGGATTTCAAGAGATTGGCCAATCGTTGTGGGGTTAAGCCACTGGCGACCGAACCCCTCCCCCAGAGATGACGAACAGCGGTAGGCCCCGCCAGTTCTAATGATAATGTTTGGGTCTCTTGCTTTTTCTGCGATTTCTTGTTTCGAACCATTTCTACCATGCTCCTTGACGTTTGAAGCGATGGCCATCGCCCTTAACGGGGCTGTAGCCGTAACTTTGTTGCTGATTGCTCACCCAGCCCAAGAATTGGCTGGTGCTGTCGATTTGGTCGTCATGCTCTGCCAGTGGGAAAGTGAATAGCTCTTTCTCAAAATCCAGTAACCAGGCGGCTGAATCAGGAATAAAGACCTTCCCCGCTTCAAACTGGGCAGACTGGGCAGACATGCGGGTCAGCTTGTCCTGTTCAGGGGTGATGGCAATGATGGGGAGTGGGGTACTTGCCTTTAACTCTTGAATCAAAGATTGACCACTGGCTTTGTCCTCAATCAAAATCGCATTCGGGTGCCATTTTTCAGCCAGGCTCTTCACTGCCGACTTTAAACGCGGATATTCCACCCGGTCACGCCACACCTCCAGCAAGTAATAGGCCAGTTGGGTTTCTGCCCATGTGGTACACACAGACGGGTCATTAATTTGATTAGGCTTGTAGGCGGTATCCCATGATTGCACAATTCGGACAGGGTGAGCCGGAGGCGTTTTATAACGATGGACCCACGGCTTTTTAATCATGCCGCCTTCAGCCGGGACTGGTTCCTGCTGGTATTGACCCGAGAAGCCATAAGTGCCTAATGCTGTCTGGGTCTTGGCGATTTCAGGTTTCCCTTCCCGTTCTGGATGCAGAAGTTCACCCGGGCTTCGGGTTTTACGGATACGGCCAAAGTCAATCATCGTCCTGCTGTCTGCGATGGCCGGAATTTTGACATGTTCCCAGCCCCCTTGGGCGAGTAAGTGGCCAGACAGGTCTTTTTCATGAAGCCGCTGCATGACGACCACAATGACGCCGTTTTTCTTGTCGTTTAAACGGCTGTAGAAAGTCTGGTCAAACCATTCCAAGGTTTTTTCTCTTTCTGTTGGGCTTTCCGCTTGTCGTGGATTGTGCGGATCGTCCACAATCAGAAAATCCCCCCCTTCCCCCGTCGCGGTGCCGCCGGTACTGGTGGCTATTCTGTGCCCCCGTGCCGTGGTCACAAATTTGGATTTTTCATTCTGGTCCCTGACCAGTTGAATCTGTGGGAAGACTTTCCTGTACCAGGCGCTTTGAACCACTAAACGACAATCCACACTGTGTTTCAGGGCTAATTTATCTGAATAACTGGAGGCTAAAAACGTTGAACTGGGCGCATGACCCAATACCCATGCGGGCCAGGCGACAGACACGGCGATGGATTTCAGATAGCGCGGCGGTATATTGATGATCAACCGTTTTATGTCACGGTCAGTACAGGCCTTCAGGTATTCCGCTATCAGGTCAACGTGCCAGTTATGCAAATATTGAGCACCGGGGTCTACTGTGGCGAAGGTGCGTTGAATGAAGCTGGAGAGGTCATCACGTAACATCGCCTCATAGAATTGGGCTTTATTGGGTACGTGCATGGAGATATCGCTCTATAATCACGTCATCCACCTCAGACAGGGGGATACGGTCATTTGTTGCGGGGTCATCCAGTCCCCGAATACGGCGGATCACTTCCACATTATGGCGGTTGGTTTCTGTCAATACTTTCAGGTTGCGGGCATCCTGCACCATCAAATGGAGGTACTGTTTCTCTTCAGCCAACCTTTTCAATGCCTTATTGGCGATTTCCAGCGCTAACCGGGCATTCTCCAAACCGGTGCCCATGTCCTTGATGTCTTCAATGGCCGCCGCATCAATCGCTTTAACCACCGCTTCGGGTTGGTTGGCGACTTCGGGGGCGGGTTTACCGGCAAAGTGGGCTTTGACGCGTTCACGCTTGACCATGCTCCCGTCACGAACCCAACCGTATTGCTTTGCTCTACGGCGAATCGTGCCCTCAGAGGTACCAAACTCCGTGGCCATTTTGCGTAACGACTGCAACCCGGCACGGTACTCGGTTTCGACACCCAGCCAGTCAATGATGTTAGCCATCACTGACCGTCCATTCTTCGTTCAATCAATCTGTCCAATTTGGCATTGATGGCCCGTAGGTCTTGCCTGATTTCGTTTCGGGTTGAGTCAACATGGTTTTCAAGACGCTTATGGTTTTGGGCGAGAAATTCGATGCTTTGCGCGTTTTGTTCAACGCGTTTATCTATCGTTAAGGCCCATGAAAATAAAGACAGGGCAATCACCAGGGTGCTGATGATGTGGCCGATACTCACGGTCTTATCTAAGTGCCACTCGCGGCGGCCATTGGGTGGATTCATTCTATAACCCTTTATGTGATATCGCATTCACGGAGGCGGCTAACGCTGGGTGTTTTCTTCGGCAATCTCCGTACAGACCCATCCCCGTTTTTGCTCAATAGAATCGGTCAGCCGTCTTGCCCTCATCAGGCCGCTGCCACGGTGGCTTTTTCAATCATGACCTAGTCCTTACGCATGAGTTCAGTGAGTTTAGGAATGATTTTTTCAGCACTGCGACCCACGACATACCCCCCCAGGCCAATTTGAAGCAATGTCCATGCTTCCTGTGCCAATCTGAATTCTGTCAGGCCGAATGTATCCGCCACCACCAGACCGAGGAAAGTCAACATGGTGAGGGGTCTCCAATTGCGCTGCATCCAGCTTGCCCCCTGTGCTTCAGCGGCGATGACTTTTGTCTTGGTTTCAACAAGACGGGCTTCATAATTTAACATCTGTGCCGCCATAGCACTTTGCATTTCAAACAGCCTGGATTTCACTTGAAGGCGCTCTTCGTCGCTGGTGTGCATTTCATCAATTAACTGTGTGACGGGCTGAACCAGCCCGGATAAAAAAGGCCATACCGCCATTATGAGGCCTCCTCCAGGCATTCATTGTCGGGAAAGTCTGACGAGGAAAGTTCAAAGTGGGGGCCATCCATGAACGGCTTTTTACCCACCGCTTTTTTACGCTCTATGTACGCGGTAACTGCGTCGCTTAAATGGTCTTCATCGTTAATGCAACTCCAACACGCCCCCCAGTAAACACGAATTCCGAGTTCTTCCGCGGCGTGCTTCATCGCGTCCGCTATCGGGTAATACAACGGCCAATCCCAACGAACTGAGCCATCTAAACACGCCCCCAAGTCAACAGCGTGACCGGTTAAGTGGCGGCTATTCATTGTTTTGGAAGCGCCCTTGGCCAAGAGGGTTTTCTGGCGTTCGACTGTTCTGACGCCTTCCAGCACAGTAAAATCAATACGGGTGATTTGGATAGCCCGTTCAACCACACACACAAGGTCAGGGTGAACCCCTTCCAGACGTTGGCGTGAGCGGGGGCCTAATTTGTAAGCCATAACGTTACCTCGTTTCAGGTCTTCTGATAACGCGGTAGCTTGGGGATAAACGCTGTCAAAGTTCAGATGAAATGTTTCACCTAATGGGGAGGGGAATGAACAGGTTAAGAAGAATTTTGACGGTTTTTGGCGTCTGATGAAACGATATCAAGAGTCGAAGCCTTGATGGCCGCCAGCACACCAACGGTGACTAAGCGGCCAGTCTGGCGATATTCAGGACCTGGCGAGACGTCAGGCCATACTTTAACGCGAGAATGTTAGCCCGATTCTCTTTTTCAGGTGTCATGCTGTGATATTCGCGGCTGATGATGTCATTCCTCACCTGTCGAAAGACTTTTTTACAGGGGACTTCTATCACATCCCCGCAATAGTAGTCACAGAGCTTCTGTGCGGTGCTGGCCCCAAGGACCAGGCTGAACGGGTGGTCCTCTGCCACCTTGGCGGGCACGTATAAACGTGCGCCACCCATTAATTGCCCTAACTTCACCGCCATATCGGGGCCGATGACTTCGGCGATTTCGTGCAATACATTCATGCTGCTTTCTCCATTGCGTCATCCGGTTCAGGTTGCGTCATTCGATGCGTCACAGCGTATTTTTTATAAAACTTTTAGAATCAATAAAATATTCTTCATCAGTTTCCAAGGTGACCCTGAGGAGACGCCAGCAGTTTTAGAAGCGACAGGCTTAAACGCCTTGTTTTATAAGGGTTTCGCTTGTTTTAGAGATACCAAGGTGACGGGTGACGCTTATTTTTTAAAAGTATATATATACATTTATTTTTAAGTATTTTATTTTTGTACGCATTAGTAAAAAACAGGCGTCTCCCGTCACCTTTTTCTAAAAAACCCCTTTATTTGAAAGGATTTATTAAGGTGACGGCTATCTTAAAAAAGCGTCACCTTGGCGTCTCTTTTACAACCCGCATTTTGTTAACGCCTCTCTGATTTCCTTGTTATCAAGCTTTTTCCCTTTTACGAGCTGCCATGATCGACGTACTTCACCTTCAATCTTCAGCCTAATAGGCCCAGTTGCGTGATGCTGTAGGAGTTTGGTCAACTGGGTTTCATTAATTTCTATAAATTGATCTTTATCGGATAACTTTCTCAGCTCTCGAATAATCTGCTGAAAAGTCATTGCAGGGTAAGGAGGATTCTCCATCAGTTCCAAAGGTCACATCTAGGGGTAGCACCACCCTCTTGTCAGCATCTTTGCTAACTCTATGTATAATAATGATTATCTTATTAAAAGGTAGCACTTGGGTAGCACCTGATATAGTTAACTGCTACCTGTATATTTATTTTAAAAACAAAGGATTATGCTTAAAAGGTAGCAGGTAACACTTAATTTTATTTATTTATATAAAAAACAACTAAGAAACTATATATATTTATATATATAGTTTTTAAATGGGGGTGCTACCTGTGCTACCTGCTACCTTTTAAAATTTGTTGCCTAATAACAAACCTTGTGATTATTAAGCAAAAGAGAGGCTCTAAAACGGTCTCTAAGCAGTTTCTTTGCACTAGGTTAGGACTTACGCAAAACTGAGAATTAATATCGCATTGACCACTAGATGCAGTGGTTATTCCGATTTTTTTGTCAAAATATATGAAGCTTGCGTAAGTCCTGTAGGTAATACAAACCCAAAAAAATGCTATTATTTTATTAAGCAACAATCTTATACTCCATACTCTTCAATTGATTTTCTAATTTCTTTGTTATCTAGTTCTAATCCTTGAATGAGAACCCAAGGTCTTATTGGTTTTCCTTGAATTTTGATATTTTTGTTAATGTGTTGCGCGTGATGCTGTAGGAGTTTGGTCAACTGGGTTTCATCAATTCAGACTTGCTATTTGCGTCGCCCACACCAAAATAAGGTGGCACTTAAAAAGTGCAGGCGCTACCAATATTTTTATTTAATATCAAATAGATACATTTAAAACAGGCAATTAGGTGGCACCATCAGTTTTAGAAGAAAAAGGCTTAAAAGCCTTATGCTATGCGGGGTTCCCGCTTGATGGGTGGCACAGTTCGTAAGGTGGCACTAATAAAAAACATATATACAACATAATATTTTTTATTATTTTTTTTCTTACGCATTAGTAAAAAATAGGTGCCACCTGCCACCTTTTCTAGATATACATTTGATATAATATAAAAAATATCGGTGGCACCTGTACTTTTTAAGTGCCACTTAGCTGCCACCTTTAGATTCCGCATTGCTTTACAGATTCCCTTATTTCTTTGTTATCAAGCTTTTTTCCTTTTACCAGAATCCACGGTCTATGCTTTTTTCCGTTAATCTTGATTTGATCGTAATATTGCGCATGATGCTGTAGGAGTTTGGTCAACTGGGTTTCATCAATTGCAAATTCACCTTTATCGGATAGCTTCCCCATTTCACGAACAATCTGTCGAAAAGTCATTGCTGGATAGGGCGGATTCTCCATGAATTCCCAGAACAGCACTTCTGTTTCGGTTCGATTATTCTCAATCATACGAGCACGTGACTCAGTATCCATAGAGTGCGTCCAGTCAAAATCAGTCAGATCTAGTTTCATCAAATAGTGGTACAGCTGATCGACACCATGGGTCTCTAACCACTCATACAGGCGTTTGTAGTAGGCTTTATCTCTAGACCTGTCTGGACCAAAGAAAACGTTAATACGCCTGTCTTCCTTGGTCAAAACTAAAGCATCAGGGTGATTAGACATAAAAAAGAAATTGGTATAGACCTCTTGCGTCTTCTGGCTGCCATACTTGATATTCACTTCTAAATCATTTTCAGTCAGGAGATCACGGATCCGATCGGAAACAGAAAATCGCTTGCTTCCTTCTTTCACTTCTTCAACAGCACATAAAAGGCTGTTGTGCAAAAAATCATGAAATCCGCTCCCGTTACCTTCACCCATCAAAACATTCATCTTGGTCTTTTTTACATTCCATTTGCCCAGTAGCTTCTTTAACAACTCTACTATCCACCCCCGCCCTGTACCATGCGCCACAGACACATGAAGGGGTGTCACCTTACAGCGGCGTTCAGGGTATTGCAGATTAAACGCCATCCAGCTTATAAACCATTCTCTTTCAACTTCCTTGGGGAACATGTAGTTCATGTGCTCAAAGAATATGGCCAGATTTTCGCGGGAGGTCGTCGCCAAAAATTCCGGCATATGAAATTCATTGATCCAGTCCAGCCCGTAGTCATCTGTAATGACGCGCCCCCTTTTAGGTATATACACAGTACCTTCAGCAGATCGGCGCTTAGGGTGAAGCAACCAAGCTTTCCATACAGGGTCAAGTTTTATTCTGTCTGGGTCTTGCTGGGTGGGTGCCGATATTTCGTGGCGTATATTGGCTGTACGGTTTTTAAATTCGTTGAAACGCGATATGGAACAATGCGGGGGCTTGTTGAGGTCACACAGCCTGTCACCGTCTTGAACATAGACATACTGCTTAAGAAATGCGTCTAACAGGTCGCCTTTGCTTTGTTCTTCAGCGATCCGCGCCATACGTAAAATAGTGGCTGCGGTGACGGGCTCTTGTCGCAATAAATTGGCTTCAAAGGTCTGCCATTTGGCTTTCATCTCGTGGGGGTTGTATTTGCTGCTTCTCTGGCTCCATTCATCCCACAACTCAAATCCTGTGATATCACCGCTGTATTGGTGATACAACGCCATGCCAACCCTCACCCACTCGTGGTAGTCTTCAGCGTCCACCTCTTCCAGTGCTGTTTTGAGGCGCTCAGTCGAGACATTGACCTTGGGCTTGAGATGATTCAGTAGTCGTTCAGAATCGGTAAGGCCGTTATCTTTTACCTTGCCAGATTGCCCTTTATCCACCCTCTCCCAGTCTTCATGAATGATGCTTTCAAAGTAGTCAATCAGTGCTTGAGCTTGTTCTACGGTGATAAGGGGGAGTTGATCTTGCCGAATATCGGCCAGGTTTTGTTCAGTCACCCACTCGTAGGGTTTTCCAGTGTCAGGGTGTGTCGCGAAGGCAACGAACTGTTGACCATCACCCAGAATTTCAATGCGGTGTTGCAAGCCTAAAAAGTCTTCATAGGTATTACTGGCCATCTTGGTAAAAGGCTTTTCAGTACGATAAACCAACAGACTCTTTGGGGCATTGCCGACACGTTGAACCGTTGGGCCAATGTGTTTTTCACACCATGCAATCAACAATGGCAGAATTTCCAAATCTTGCACATCCAAGTCAATTGCGGGGGTATGTTTGGTCAAAATACCGACCCCACCCTGTGCAAATCCGTTGGATAGCCACTTTTTCAGGTGGTTTTCAGTGGCGTTGATCTGCTCCCAGCCAGAAAGCCCTTTGGGGAACTTGAAACCCTGTTTAATTGGAATGATGGGGTAGCCGTGCTGAAGTAGCCGCTCGCCGTATTCCTTTAAGTAACTTGTATTATTGCTTCCTGTCATATATTATTTCCATAGGTTGTAAGAGCTACAGAACCTTGAGACGCCGCTGAATGGATTCCTGTCCTCCAGCGGCCTTTTTTTTGCCTGACAGTTCTGGAAAAGTTCGTTCCAGCTCAGCTAACACGGCTGTGCCTGTGGCTACTGCCTCTGAGACTTCTCTGTATGCAGTTTTAGCCGCGTGTAGATCGGGACGATACCCCAACTCAATGACAGAGATTTGGGCTTCCATCTGTTCCTTGGTCAGGCTGGCCGCCATACGTGTAGCGTCTATGTTTTGTCCGTTCTGTTGACGGGCACAGACAAGGGCACCAATCACCCCGTACACGTCATTAAGGTAATTCAGTCTCAGAGCTTCAGGCATGGCCCCCAATATGGCGACTTCTATGTGCCATAGTCGGTCATGGAATGGATGTATCCCTTCATAATGGCCTAGCCAACGGAATATTTTTTGGGCGTTTACCCGCATGTCGTTGTAAATATCATCAGTGCAGTTGAAAGTAATGCCTTCATTGGCGAGCTGTTCAGTCAATCCACAGTCTTCAGCCGATTGAACAATTTCAGCGGTGATTTTTGAGCGACTTGCTTTGGGCTGTTCTAGCCAGCGGTTGACCGCTGCCATCAACAGATCAAGGCGTGAATATTTTTTCATTTGTTGCAGCCTCCAACCAGTTAAGCTACTTTTTTATACAAGGTAGGGTCATATTTCAGGGAACCCTCTGTTAACTTCTCCAGCTTCAAGGCTTGCTTCTCTGGGATGATTTTTCCCCATTGGGAAATTGCGGAAGAATTTATTTTTAAAAATGAAGAGAGCTTTACAGTGTTTCCGAAATGGGCGATTACAAGCGATTTGTACATGGGCGTTCTCCAAAATATATTAGAGTTCTAATGCTAAAAGAACAGATTACTAATGTCAAGATAAAGTAAGATTGCTTATATGAAAATAGGTGAACGAATAAAAGAACGTCGAAAGAACTTAGGCTTGACGCAAAAACAGGTCGCTAAAGAGGCCGCAATTACTGCCAGTGCAGTAACACAGTGGGAGTTAGGTTCAACCAAGCCTTCAGGGGAGAATTTATATGCCCTATGCCGTGTTCTTAAATGCCAGCCAGACTGGTTGCTGTATGGCAAAGACGATCCAAAATCTGAAGTAAATCTTAAACGAGCTGCTGAGAAAATTGAATCTTGGTACAACACGAGTGAATTAAGAGATGATGAAGTAGAGCTCCCTTTTTTTACGGAGGTGGAGCCGTCTGATGGAAGCAAAATCTATGCCGTAAAAGAAAATCACGGAGCTAAGCTCAAGTTTAAAAGATCAAGATTGAAGAAATGCGGGGTTGCCCCTAATGATGCAGCCTGTGTCAACATAAGTGGCACCAGTATGTGGCCAGTGCTACCAGACGGGGCTATCGTTGCTATAGATACTGCGAGCACGAGCGTCAAAGATGGGAAAATGTATGCGCTTGAATATGGTGGAATGCTTAGGGTGAAGCTGGTTTATCATATCCCTTTTGGAGGCTTGAGGCTTCGCAGTTTTAACAGGGACGAATACCCTGATGAAGTTTATGATAGTGAAGACGTCAAAAATATTCACGTTATTGGGCGGGTGTTCTGGTACTCAGTTTTAATTTGACATCTTCCTTCCTCTACAGGTAGAAGCTCTCTACAGAGTTCAAATCCTAGCCTGACTTGCTTTGAAGAGTTCATGCTTCACAAGATGTGGCCCAATATAACGCTGGACGCTATACCCTATTTTTAATGCTCAAGGCTTGTGATGGAATGACTGTAACATAGCTTGACGTAAGATAGCATTTATCCGTGTTTGGTAACCTTTACCTTGGCTCTTAAACCAAGCCAAAACATCCGAATCAAGCCGGATAGAAGCATGCGTCTTTACAGGCTTGAAAAAAGGATTGGGGTTAGCGCGCTCCCAAAATGCTTTCTGTAACGGAGGGATGTCGCTATAGTCAATTTCACTATCCGGCTTTTCTGCCAGCGCCCTGAGTTCCGCTTTACGTTCCTCGGTTAGCGGCGGCAACTCACTTTTCTTATATCTAACAATGCTCATAGCACCTCCGTTCATTTCGATTCGCACGACGGGCACTGATAATTCTTATAACCTCAATGCCATCATCTTCAACGTGCACTGTATGCGCTACCAATAGCAAAAAATACCCACCACTCATGCCGATGGTTTGCCAGCGCTGCTCGCCATTTTCGACACGGTCTTGTTTTGATACGGCGAACGGATCGTCGAAGACCAGAGCAACTTCCTCAAACTTTATGGCGTGCTTGCGAAAGTTGATCTCGGCTTTCTTTTTGTCCCACTCGAAATATCGTTCCATTTATTTATGGTATCACAATTTTGTATATACGTAAAAAAAAACGAAATTGATTAAGGAATAATATTTTTTAGCTAGTGCGCTGTAAAACCTCAGGGTTCATGGTCAAGTCTGAAGGTGAAGTGCGAGAACCTGTAACTTTAAAACTGTTGGCGTCTCTTAGATTTAAGGTTTTACGGTACTTTTAATAACTTGTTACCAACCCCTTGAGAAGCTCAGAATGTTGCAAGTTTTTTTGTACCCGTAGAAATCAAAAAGTAAGAAAAGAATAAAAAATTAGAAAACTGTTGACTCTCTAACATTAGTATACTAACATCTGTTCTGTGCCCACTCAACACGAGGACAGGAAAATGTTAAGCACTCTTTATCTCCCCCACTTTTTAGTCCGACGGAAGAAGACCCAAAACATCCTCACTGAATCTGTGACCCCGCGTGTTGTCGTGGCCCCAGAACTGGGCTCCTTAAGTAACAAGACTCGCCTGGCTCAATATCGTCGCAAGAAGGCCATCAAGAAAGCCAATCCTGAGGCGACATTCCCACTTGAAATTTATGAATAAAACTGCTGTTGAAGGACTTAAAGCCGCCTAAACCCTCATCCGGAGAAACTGACATGTTAGAACAACGCATTGAAAATCTTGAAAATCAAGTCACCAAACTGACCACCGCGATTGAAAAGTTGATTGAAGTATTAACCTCTGGCACCGCGCCCACGCCCACGCCTCCCCCTCTACTTCCCCCTCTTGCCCCGCTCAACTCCGTGCCCGCAGAGGAACAGGTAGATTTAGACGCTCAGACGGGCAGTGCGCCAATGCAACCCAAGGTTGAAGAAGTCCAAAAGGCACTGGTTGACCTGACACATGCCCATGGTCGAGAGGCGGCCGTTTCTTTGCTCAATCGCTTTCATGGGGCCAACAAAGTGGGTGACCTGAATAAAGACCAATACGCAGAGGTGATTGCCGCCGCTGACAACCTCACCTGGAAGGTGGCCGCATGACTGAGCACGCAAAACTCAGCGCCTCTGGCGCACATAGATGGATGGTTTGTTCTGGTTCAGTGGCACTGGAAGAAACCTGCCCAGATGTCACCAGTGACTATGCTGAATATGGCACCGCAGCCCATGAAATGGCGGCACGCTGCTTAAAGGAAAACGTCACCGCCCACTTTTTTGCGGGCCAGTCTTTCAATGGTTACGAAGCGGACACGGAAATGGTAGAAGCGATTCAACGCTATCTTGATTATGTCCACCAACATCAAGGCACTCTGCTCATTGAACAAAAAGTGGATTTCTCCCCTTGGGTTCCTGAAGGCTTTGGCACCTGTGACTGTTTAATGATTGAGGGTCACACCGCCTCGGTCATCGATTTGAAAATGGGCAAGGGCGTCAGGGTAGAGGCAAAAAACAATCCGCAAGCCCTGCTCTATGCCTTGGGTGCCCTGAATGAATATGAATTCATCTTCGATCACATCACCACCTTCAAGCTGGCGATGGTTCAGCCTCGTTTAGATCACATCAGCGAACACGAGATAAGCCGTGATGAGCTACTGGCTTTTGGTGAACAAGCCAAAAAACGGGCGGCACTGGCATTAGCACCCCATGCGGATTTCAGGCCAGACCCGAAAGCGTGCAAATTCTGTCGTGCAAAGGCGCGTTGCCGGGCACTGGCAGAGCGCAGCTTGCAAGTAGCGGCTCAAGAATTCCAGAACGTTGTCACCCCCATCGCTTTCAAAGATATCACTCTGTTAAATAACAGAGACATTGCCGCGCTCCTGCCTCAATTGAACATGATGGCTGACTGGATCAAGTCAGTAGAAGCCACGGCATTGCAGGAACTTGAGCAGGGGCGAGATATCCCTGGCTACAAATTGGTGACAGGCCGAAGCATTCGAAAGTGGCGTGATGAGGCACAGGCAGAACAAAGCTTACGCAAGACCCACCTGAAAGTGGCCGAAATATTCACCCAAAAGTTAGTCAGCCCTGCCCAGGCAGAAAAATTATTGGGCAAAAAGCACCCGCTACTGGATGAACTGGCCATCCATCCACAAGGCAAGCCAATCATTGCACCCAAATCAGATAAGCGACCCGCACTGAGATCCTCTGTTGAAGAGGAGTTCAAAAAGGTGGCTTAACCGAATGGCTCTCGGTTGGGTGTTTTGTTGAGCCATCAAAACCTGAAAAACACTCTCACTGCTCGGTGGCTAAATGAGCCCATTTCTTTCACCGTTTTATTTTAATCCCTGTTTTAACTGGAGAAACGACCATGGCTACACAACAACGAAAAGTAGTGACCGGAGAAGTTCGCGGCTCATACGTGAATGTCTTTAACACTCGCCTTAATGACCTTTCAGGGAAAGAAGAATACTCCATGATGATTCTGATCCCAAAAGAAGACAAAGAAACCGTGGCCCATCTCAAAAAGGCGATCAAAGCGGCTATTGATGACAAATGGGGTGCCAAATGTCCTGCCAATTTGCGTCACCCGATGCGTGATGGGGATTCTGAGGCCGATCTCCCTGACACCGTAGCAGCCGGTGAAGAACCGTACGCGGGTCACTACTTCATGAACCTGAAATCTTTCCAGAAACCGGGGATTGTGGATGTCAATGTTCAGCCCGTGATCGATGAGAGTGATTTTCGCAGTGGGGATTATTGCCGGGTCTCCATCAATGCCTATGCCTATGACCAAAAAGGCAACAAAGGGGTGGCGTTCGGTTTGAACAACATTCAGGTCTTACGCAAAGGTCAATCTTTAGGGGGTGTGTCCAGAGCTGAAAATGATTTTGACGTGGTGACTCAACGCCGTCATGACGATGAGATGCATTTTCTGGATGCCGCATAAGGGGAGTCGACGCCATGCAGAAGGTCTCATTGGATTTTGAAACTTACAGTGAAGCGGACATCAAGAAGTGGGGGGCTTGGGGCTACGCCTGTCATCCCTCTACTGAGGTCATCTGCATGGCGTATGCCATTGGAGAGAGTGCGCCGGTCTTGTGGTTACCGGGGGAGGCTTTACCCGAATTCATCCGAGAGCCAAGTCGGTTCACCCTTCATGCCTGGAATAGTTTTTTTGAATGGGGTATCTGGCACCACGTACAAGGATGGCCTGAAACCGAGATGACTCAATGGCATGACACCGCTGCCCTGGCCGCCGCTTTAGCCTTGCCCAGGGCATTAGGAGAGTGCGGCGCCGCGTTAGGGATTTCTCAAGACAAACAAAAAGACAGGCGCGGCAAATATTTAATTCAAAGACTCTGCAAACCGAACCGCGGCAAACGCATTCAAGACAGGGAATTACTACAGGAACTCTACGACTACTGCGTACAGGACGTCATAGCCGAACGTGAAATCGCTGCCCAGCTGAGACCGCTTAACAGAACAGAAAGGCAGGTATGGGAGTTAGACCAGAAAATCAACATTCGGGGTGTGCATGTAGATATGGGAGCGGTAGAGCATGCCCTCACCATGATTGAGCAAACCACCCAAAAGCGCAATGAAGAAGTCGCCCAGCTCACCGATCGCCATCTCACTAATGTCAGCCAGCGCCAGCGAGTGATGGACTACATCAGCAAAAATCTGGGCTACCCCTTGATGAAGTTTGATAAGGTGACCCTGGGGGAAGTACTGAAAGATGACGCACTCCCCGACACCGCCAGACGTTTGATTGAGATACGCCAACAACTGGGCAAGACCAGCACGGCCAAGTATTCGGCCCTGAAAGCACTGGTCACGAACGATCGGCGCGCCCATGGCCTGTTAATGTACCACGGGGCCTCCACAGGAAGATGGAGTGGCCGTCATTTTCAGCCACAAAACCTTCCAAGACCCGCATTTAAAAATACGGATGTGTGCATTGAGTTGTTCCAATATCAAGACGCGCAATTGCTGGACGTGATCTACAACGATGCTATGGAAGCATTGAGTTCTTGCTTACGCGGAATGCTCTGTGCCCCTAAAGGAAAACGTCTGATGGTTTCCGATTATTCGGCCATTGAAGCCCGTGTACTGGCCTGGCTGGCAGGTCAACAGGATGTTCTTGAGGTATTCCAGCATCACGGCTTGCTCTATGAGCATACGGCCAGCCGTATTTACGGCATCCCACTGGAAAAAATTACTGAAGAGCAACGCGTTATTGGCAAGGTGGCCACACTGGCTTTGGGCTATCAGGGGGGAGCCAGAGCCTTTCAAGGCATGGCTCAAGTCTATGGCGTTGAGATTGAGACTGACCTGGCAGACCGCATTAAAAACGATTGGCGCAAGGCCAACCGCAATATTGTGCAGTTTTGGTGGAACATTGAAAAAGCGGCCATTCAGGCGACCCAAAATCCCAACGTCTGTTTCCACTACCGACTCATTCATTTCAGGACCCTGAACCCCTACTTATTTTGCCGCCTCCCCTCTGGCCGCCTATTGGCTTATTACCAACCCCGAATTATTGAAGGCGATTTCAAGGCGGAACAACTGTCCTTTATGGGCAGCAACTCAGTGACCCGAAAATGGGAACGCCAGAAAACCTACGGCGGCAAACTGGTGGAAAACATCACTCAGGCGGTCGCCCGTGACCTGATGGCGGAAGCCATGTTGAGAGTCGAAGCCGCCGGGTATGAAATCGTTCTCTCTGTTCATGATGAATTAATCGCGGAAGCCAGCAACGGCTTTGGGAGTGTAGAAGAGTTTCAACACCTGATGTGCCAGCTGCCCGACTGGGCAAAAGGCCTGCCCCTGAAATCTCAAGGCTTTGAATGCCAGAGGTATAGAAAATAATGGATATAGCACGGGGTTGGCTCTTAAAAATGCGTGAATCGGCCATTGAAAAGAAGGTGACAGAGTATGCAAAAAAACACGGCTGGCTGAGTTACAAATGGACTAGCCCCAATCATCGGGCAGTACCCGATCGCCTGTACTTTAAAGCAGGGAGGGTGTTGTTGGTTGAGTTCAAAGCACAGGGTAAAAAGCCAAGTCAATTACAAGCCAAAGTGCATCAAAAATTGAGAGAGGAAGGGTTTAATGTCCATGTCATTGACCGTATTGAAACAGGAAAACCGCTTTTCACGAGATAGCTTACATGACTATCAACGGAAAGCAGCGGATTTCATCAAGTCACAAAAATCATGTGCTTTATGGGTGGATATGGGCTTGGGAAAAACCATCACCACGCTGACCGCTGTAGCGGATTTAATGGATCTGTTCACTGTTGGCAGAGTCTTGGTCATTGCACCGCTTCGTGTGGCTGTGCATACGTGGCCTAACGAGATAAGGCATTGGCAGCATACCCAGCACTTGTCTTTTGAAGTGATCACGGGAAGCCCAGCACAACGACATGCCAGGCTCAACACCAAAGCGGACATTCATATCATTAACCGCGAACTGGTCCCTTGGCTGGTGAGCACGCTAGGTCAACACTGGCCTTATGACATGGTCATCATAGATGAAGCCAGCAGTTTTAAATCTTCAAAAGCCCAACGATTCAAAGCGTTGAAAAAAATATTACCCCAGGTTGACCGGATGGTTGAATTGACCGGAACCCCCGCGAGTAACGGATTATTGGACGTCTGGGCGCCAGTCTTCCTTCTTGATAAAGGGGAGCGTTTAGGAAAAACCTTCAGTGGATTTCGTGACCGTTACTTTATGGGTGATCACATGGGGTATCACTGGGAACCCAGAAAAGGCAGTGAAGAAGAAATATATGAACGCTTGCAGGATGTGTGTTTAACCCTGTCGGCTCAAGATTATCTCAACATGCCCCAACGGATAGATAACGTCATCCCTTTGGATATGCCCTCCAAAGCCAGCAAGCAATACCGTGAACTGGAAAAAGAATTTGTATTGAAGTTAGAAAAAGAAACGGTTGAAGTCAACAGCGCGGCAGCCCTCACAAACAAACTGCTTCAATTCAGTAATGGGGCTTTATATACAGACGATAAAGGCGCTTTTGAAACAGTTCACGATACCAAGCTGGACGCCTTGGAAGAAATGATTCAAGAAGCGGCTGGCCAACCTGTGCTGGTTGCCTACCACTACCAATCAGATTTAGCGCGAATCAAAGTGAGATTCCCCAAGGCTGAACCTATTGGCCATGCCGCTGACACGATTGACCGTTGGAATACTGGAAAAATCCCCCTCCTCCTGGCGCATCCTGCCAGTGCGGGGCATGGACTCAATCTTCAATCTGGCGGCAACATCATTGTGTGGTTTGGTTTGAACTGGTCGCTTGAACTGTATCAGCAATTTAACGCAAGGCTTCACCGCCAAGGCCAGACCAGGCCTGTTTTTATTCATCATTTGGTTATCACTGATGCAATAGACGTGACTGTATTGGCCGCGCTACAGAGCAAACACATCACTCAGAAAGCGTTATTGGATGCACTAAAAAAAGACATCTCAGGGCGTTTGGCTCCATTGAGTCAAGACGTTACACCTTTATCTGGGCGGGTTTCTCTCGCCCTTCGTACTGGACTCATTTTAAGGAGAAGAAAAA